TACTGTTCTTCCGTCAGCTCAAAAGATAACTGAAGCTAGTACAGGTGGATTAACTATTGCTAAACTAAGAACTGCAAAAGAAATCTTAGATAGTGCATCAGTAGATCCAAGTATTCCTAGATACATAGCCGTTGGACCTCGACAGATCACAGATCTTTTAGGTACAACTGAAGTTACATCTAGTGATTTCAACTCAGTAAAAGCTTTAGCGAATGGAGAAGTTAATTCATTCTTAGGCTTCAACTTTATCGTGTCTAACAGACTTGACATCTCATCATCTAAAAGACTTTGCCTAGTGTGGGCGATGGATGGATGTAAGATGGCTATCGGTCAAGACTTAATGACTAGAATTGATGAGAGAGCTGACAAAGGTTACGCTCATCAAGTTTATGTTTGCCAGTCTATCGGTGCAACAAGAATGGAAGAAGAAAAAGTTGTAACAATCGAAGCGCACGAAGCGTAATTTTAGGAGGTATATATTATGGCAAATTCGATACAATATGCGAAAACTGTTAGTGTTCCTTCTGAAAAGATCAAAACTAACGAACTATCTGGTAGAGTAAGAGCTGCATTTGCTGAATACGAAGCATCTGCAGAACAAGACACTATCAATATGTTTACAATACCAAATGGTGCAAGATTACTATCTGGTACAGTTAGCTATGATGCGTTAGGTGCAAGTACAACTATCTCAGTAGGTTACGCTGCTCATACAAAAGCAGACGGAACTGCTCAAGCTGTTGATGTAGATGAGTATAAAGCTGCGGCTTCATCTGCTACAGCTGGTAGTGTTGCTTGTCTTGACACAATCGCTTTAGGAAAAAACTCAGTCGTAGATGCAAACAAAGATGGACTTCCAGTAACTGTAACATTAGCTGGTGCTAATGGAACTGGTACTATCCAACTTCAAATGTTCTACGTTGTAGATTAATAACTAATTTTGTTTGGCGGATGAAATACTCCGCCAGGCAATAGTAAAATGCCAAGAGCAATCTCAAGAAATAAGAGAAATTACAGACCTACTAAAAAAGGTGCTGGAATGACACAAGCTGGAGTGAATGCTTACAGAAGAGCTAATCCAGGTTCAAAATTAAAAACCGCAGTAACTGGTAAAGTTAAAAAAGGATCAGCTGCTGCTAAACGAAGAAAATCATACTGCGCAAGATCTTTAGGACAACTGAAGAGATCTTCTGCAAAAACTAGAAATAATCCAAACTCAAGGATCAGACAAGCAAGACGAAGATGGAAATGTTAAAGTGAAGTACATTGTTATTTTATATTTGTGTTCATTCAACGGACCACAACCAGAATGCTTGTTAGGACAAATACAAAAACCAGAATTTAAAAATTACAACGAATGTATCTTAGAAGGATATAGCTTATCTAGAAAAGCTTTATCAAGAATAGATGCAGAAGAAGTAAACCAATTAAAATTAGCAATAAGATTTCATTGTAAAGAAATCATAGTGGAGAAAACATAATGGCATCAGTAGTAGATATTTGTAATTCAGCTTTAAACTTATTAGGTGCATCAACTATTTCAGCATTAACTGATGATAGTAAGAATGCGAGACTTTGTAATCAAAGATATGAACCAGTAAGAGATAGAGTATTTAGATCTCATGCTTGGAACTGTTTACATAAAAGAGTTCAACTTGCACAAAATACTACACCTCCTGTTGTAGAATATTCTAATGCTTATGCTTTACCAGCAGACTGCTTAAGAGTTTTAAAAATTCATAACGGAGCAACAGACAGTATTGTTTCAGAATTAGATTATAAATTAGAAGGTAGAAATATTGTTACTAATGAAGGAACTGTTTATTTAATTTATATTGCAAAAATAACTGATCCAAATGAATATGATACTTATCTACAAGAAAGTATCTCTCATCAACTTGCAGCAGATATAGCTTATGCAATTACAAATAATGCAACACTTGCAAATAACTACATGGCAAGAGCTGATGAAAGATTAAGAGAAGCAAGATTTATTGATGCAACAGAAAACAGTTTAGGAACAATAGAGAGTAACGAATTTACTGATGCGAGGTTATAGTGCCAAGAACTACATTAGCCTTAACATCTTTTGTTTCAGGAGAGTTTGGTAACAAGCTTACTGGTAGAACTGATTTTGATAAATATCAATCCGCAGCTAAAACAATGGAGAACTTTTTAGTTCATCCTCAAGGAGCTGCTACGAGAAGAGTAGGAACTCAATACATAGCTTCTGTTAAAACTGCTTCTGCAAAAACTAGATTAATTCCTTTTGAGTTCTCAACTACTCAAACTTATATTTTAGAATTTGGAAATAATTATATTAGATTTTTTAAAGACAAAGGACAGATCTTATCAGGTGGATCTCCTTATGAAATTTCAACACCGTATTTAACAGCAGAACTATTTGATATTAAATTCGCTCAATCTGCTGACGTAATGTACATCGTGCATCCAAATCATGAGACTATGAAACTTAGTCGTACTGGACATACTTCTTGGTCCTTAGATGAAATAGAATTTACAGATGGTCCTTATTTAGCGCCAAATACAACATCAACAACAATGACACCAGGAGCTACTACTGGAACAGGTATTTCATTAACAGCTTCTGCTAATACTTTTGTTTCAACAGATGTTGGAAGATTAATTAATTTTTCAAATGGTTATGCAAAGATTACTGCATTTAGTTCTGCAACAAGTGTAACTATAGATATTAAAGATGACTTTGATAACACAACAGCAACTGCTGATTGGAAGTTAGGAGCCTTTTCAGATACTACAGGTCATCCAAGCTGTGTTTCATTTTATGAACAAAGATTAGTATTTGCTGGAACTACATCAGAACCACAAACAATATTTTTTTCAAAAGCTGGAGATTATGAAAACATGACAGCTGGAACTAATGCAGATGATGCAATGGTTTATACAATAGCTGCTAATCAAGTTAATGTAATTAGATATTTAAAAGCACAAAGAACTTTAGTCATTGGAACAACTGCAGCTGAATATACAGTTTCAGCAGATGGAACTGATGCAAGTATTACTCCAACTAATATTACTATTAAAAGACAAAGTTCTTATGGATCAGCAAATGTTGATGCAGTAGCAGCTGGAAATGCAATTTTATTTTTACAAAAAGCAAAAAGAAAAATTAGAGAACTAGCTTATAATTTTGATTCAGATTCTTATGTGGCACCTGACCTTACCATACTAAATGATATTGTTACTGAAAGTGGTATTGTTCAAATGGAATGGCAACAAGAACCAGATAATATTTTATGGTGTGTTAGAGAAGATGGTCAGTTAGCAGCTTTAACTTATCAAAGATCAGAAGCTGTAGTTAGTTGGCATAGACATATCTTAGGTGGATCATTTGATGGTGGTAATGCAGTTGTTGAAAGTATTGCAAGTATTTCTGGAGATCTAAACGAAGATGAGCTTTGGGTAATTGTTAAAAGAACAGTTAATGGTGCAACAGTAAGATACATTGAATGTTTTTCTGATTTTGATTTTGATGAAACAGAAGCAACAGATTTTAAATTTTTAGATAGTCATTTAACTTATTCAGGTTCTGCTACCACATCATTAAGTGGATTAGATCATCTTGAAGGACAAACAGTTTCAATATTGGCTGATGGATCTGTTCATGCAAATAAAGTTGTAAGTTCAGGAAGTGTTAGCCTGGACAGAGAAGTAACTAAAGCATGTGTAGGTTTAGCTTACGATAGTGTTTTACAGACAATGAGAATTGAAGGTGGAGCTGCTGAAGGAACTTCTCAAGGTAAAACAAAAAGAATTTCAAAAGTTGTTTTAAGATTATTTGAAACAGTAGGTGTTAAAGTTGGACCAAGTTTATCAAACTTAGAAGTGGTACCTTTTAGAACTACATCCAGTAATTTATCAGCACCAGTAGATACTCTTATTGAAGGAGATAAAGAGATAGAATTTGACGATGATTACAATAGTGACGGATATATATTCATAAAACAAGATCAACCGCTACCAGCTAGTATTCTTGCGATATATCCAACGCTTGTTACAAACGATGGCTAATTTTACTATTGTTCCATACGAAGTGGAGCATGGAGATCAAATCATTGAGTTTGGCATGAATAGTAAGCTCATGGAGATAGACGCTAGTTATACAAACAACAGACTAGATATGGCTATTCCAGGTTTATCATTTACTTTATTTTTAGATCAAACTCCGATTGTTTCAGGTGGCATAGTACCAATGTGGGAAGGAGTTGCTGAAGGTTGGGTGTTATCTTCAAAACATATTTATAATTACAAAATTAAAGCTGCATCGCTAATCAAAAAAAGACTGGATTATCTATGCACAAATAACAAGATCATAAGATTACAAACTGCAGTCAAAGAAGAGTTCTTAACAGGAGTTAGGTTCGCTGAATGGCTAGGTTTACAAAAAGAAGGTCTGATGAAGTATTACGGACTAGATCAAACTAATTATTGGAGAATGGCAAAATACTATGAGCGCATTAGGTAACATAGCTGCAGCGCAATCTGCAAAAAGAATATCTGCATACAACGCAAAAGTAACAAGAATGGAGCGTGACTTCATTAATGCAAAAGCAGAAGTTAATAAAAAATTTTATAATAAAGTTACAAAACCGTTACTGTTAAGAGAACAAGCCAAAGGTAGAGCTAATCTATTTGTAAGTAGTTTAAGAACTGGTGCAGAAGTTAGACCAGGTACAACTCCTTACGATGTCATGTTAGAGAATAATGTTAATCAAGCATTCAATGTTGTGATTGCAGATTACAATTCAACAATGGATTACACAGATCAACTTAATCAATCTTTAATGTTAGAAGCAAAAGCTCAAGGTCAAGAGTTTGCTGGACAGATGACAGCAAGAGCGCAGAAGGCAGCTGCTGTTGGATCTTTATTATCAGACGCTAATAAACTTGGATATATCGGATAATGGCAATTTTAAAAGTAGAACAAGTACAAGGTAAAGTTAATACAGGAAGAAATCCTGGATCATCAGCATTAGCATTACCTTTATCTATTGCAAATCAACAAGCTCAAGGATTTAAAGCATTCTCTGATGGTGTTGTTAATCTTTATGCTGCACAAAAAAAAGAAGAAGATCTAAACGAAGCTCAAGGTATTGTTGATGATTTAAACATTAACTTAATTAAAAGTTTTAACAAATATAAAAATGGATCTAATTTAGATTTAGCAATTAAAGGTTTTAATGAAGAAGTTGATTACGAGAACTTTAAAGATTTAGGTTCAAATAAAAGAGTTAAAAAAGAAGTAAAAGATTACGTTCAAAAATTTCAAAGAAAATACTCATTAGATCTTTTAGGTAAAGTTACCGAAAACCATCAAGAGATTACTAAGGCTAGAAAAACTCAACAACTTAATCAATTAATTTTAGATCAAGTAGATGGTGGAGCTAACGCTGTATTTGCGGAAAGAGATTATAAAAGCTTTTGGATAGATCCAGTAAACCTTGAGTATTATGGTGCTGAAGGATTAGAAAAATTAAAACAAGAAAAGGACCTAGAGTTATTAGAATTAGGTTTAATAAAAGGTGCGCAAAACAAACAAGTTAATCTTTTAGATAATGAGCAAAGAAAAGCTATTTTAGACGCTTTACCTGTCAAAAGTCAAAATGCAGTTATTGATAAAATTAGAACGGACTTTGTATCTAGATCGTTAGCATTACAAGAAGAGAGAATTTTTGAAGAAAAGAAAGATAAGCAGTTTAAAATAGAAACATTTACTACTGCTTTATTAGCCATCAATGATCATAGAAATATGCCTACAGAAGAGAACTTTAAAAGAGTTCCTTCATTAGATGATCTTTATGATTTAAAACAAAGTGGCGCTATTAATTCTTCACAGTACGAACAGTTATTAAGATTT